TGCGGGTCTAGGACATCGACCCCGAAGGCGTGCAAGAGCGCCGCCTCTACCTCCGGGTCGAACCGCGCCGCTGCGGCGGCTTGGAATTTGGGAGGCTGTCCAGGCCGTACCTGGCCGCGATGCCCTCGAACAGGGCGTTCAGCTCGCCCAGGTTCAGCCCTGCCACCGATAGCTGCTCGTAGGCCAGCTCACCCAGGAGCATGGGCATCGCCTCGTCCAGCTCGCCCTTGGCGACCAGCCGCAGGGCATTGAGGGGCCACACCGATGCCGGGGGCACGCTGTAGGTCTTGCCGTGATAGGTGAACACGAACGGCTGCGCCTTGGCCTCAGCCAGCCTGGCGTTGGCTGCCTGCTCCAGGTCGAAAGGCTCAGGGCCTCCGTTCGCGGCTGGCCTGGTCACGCCGCCGCGCTGGCGGTCTCGCGGGCCTTGGCCCTCTTGCGGCGGGCCGGGGTGCTGAGGCTGGCAGCACTGCGGGCACCGAGCTGGACCCTGCCCAGGACCCCGCCGTCGTCCAGGGCTGCCAGGGTGCAGTCCAGGGGCACCGCTGCCCCTCGGGTGATCTGCATATCCCCGGCAGCGGTCAGGCTGGCCCTGCTGAAACTGATGCGGAAGGTCCGCTCCGCGTCGGCCGAGTCGATGCTGATGGCGTGGAGCCGCTGGGGCGCGTCGGTCCTCAGCTCCATGTCGATGTTGCCGTCAGCGTCGGGCACTGGCTCCGTGGCGTCGAAGTAGACACCCAGGGTCACCGCGTTGAGCTGCCACAGGACGAACTGGAGCGTGATGGACCGGCCGGTGATCACCGAGCGGAGCGGGACCACCGATTGCCAGGGGGTGATGTCCTCGGTGTCGGTGCTGGAGCCCACGGTGGGGCCGTCGTCGGACAGGTAGCCCAGGATGCGCCACGGGTCCTCGTAGTCGTCCTCTGTGGTGTCGGGCGGCTCCTCGCCAGCAGGGGCCAGCCAGATACCTGGCCCGTTGGCGGTGCCGACCTGGACCTCTGAGGGGTTCAGGGTGGGCTCGACTGGAGCGGGGGTGCTCATCGGTTCCTCCTACGGGTCCGCACCAGCCAGGGCGGCGGTGCGGGGGGGATGGACTCGGACCTCATAGCGGGCCACATAGCGCGGCCCGCCGTCTGGGTCGGGGAGCCAGAATGGCCCCTCGATCGGCTGGGCATAGCAGACGCACCCGAGGCCCCAGGGCACGTCAGGCAGGCCCACCATGACCTGCCGGATTCGCTCGGCCAGGTCCCTGGCGAGCTGCTTGGACTTGTGGCGGGCATCGACCTGGAGGTAGTGGGCCATCAGCCACCCCGCTGGGTCCTGCTGGGTCGCGGCATAGGCCCAGGAGGTCACGCCGCCCAGGTCCCTGAGCTGAGCCCAGACATGGGCCTCCAGGTCAGGCTGGACCACCACGGGCGCGGTCATCAGGACCTCACCGCGGCGGCTGCCCGCCCGAGCGGGGCTGACGCCCTCATGTACCTGGTGCCGTACTCCACATAGCGGGCATACGGAACGTCGGTGGTGACCAGGGTCGTGCCAGGGTCGCGGCCTGGGACGGTGCGCCAGCTCCGGGCCAGCCTGCCGGTCAGCGTGGGTGAGTTGGCCGAGGCAGCAGCAGCCACCTGGCCCGCGATGCCTGCTATGTCGGGCTGCACGCAGCGCCGAGGGGCTGAGGGGTCGGTGATCACGAACTCCGCATCAGCCACGGGGGGCCTCCGTCGCGGTCATGGCCCAGCAGTCCAGATAGCCGCCCAGCTCGGGGTCCTTGATGTAGCGGACCTGAGACAGGACCCAGACCTGGCCCCTGATCACCGCCGCCATGCCCTCGGCGGGCTGGGCCTCAGGCGGCAGGTAGAGGTTGCCCGCGTTCGCGGCCCTGGGGCTGAACGGGCCAGCCCCGCCGCCCTCGGTGGCCCTGGGGTCCGAGGGGCCTGGGCTGAGCTGGAGATTCCCGGTCCCGGTCCAGGTAGCGCGGTCAGCAGGCGGCAGCTCCCATCCGTGGGCGTCGGCCAGGCCGGGCGCGGTGTGGAGCGCCACCTGGTCTGTGGCCAGCAGCACGGTCACAGCTCGACCTCCCACAGGTGCCGGTCCACCCTGGCGGGCCTGGGCGGCAGCTCCAGGGGCACCGATACGGCGGTGGTGAACGAGCGGTGCCAGGTGGCGCGGGCCATCGCCAGGCCGTAGGACCCGCCTGGCAGGGCCGGGGAGTAGCTGACCGACTGGGCTCCGGTGGCCACCTGGGAGACCGTGGGCGTCATGGGCAGGGTGGCCGCGTATGCCTCCCACTGGAGCGCGGCGCACAGGTGCGGGTCCTCGTCCCACCAGGCGTCAGCGATGGCCTGGGCCTGGTCCTGGGGCAGCCCTCCAGACGCGGGCGGGTTCAGGGGCGGTGCCCAGGACTCCCACGCTGGAGGGCTGCCAGGTGTCGTCACTTCGTGGCGCTCCGCTCAGCCGTGGCCGTGACCGGCCCGTGCGGGTGGTTCGCCAGGGCAGCCATCAGCCCGGCGTGCCAGGTCAGGTGTAGGGCCATCTGGTCCTCAGCCACCAGCGCCCGGCACTCCGAGCAGGTCGCAGCAGGGCGGGCCATCGGTCAGTCCTTGGCTGCGCCGCGCTTGACCGTGACCGCTTCGTCCCCGGCTGCGGGGACCATCGTCCCGAGGTTCATCCGGGCGAACGGGCGGGCTCCACCAGGCTGGCGGGGGGTCACCGGCCGCACGATCGCAGCCGCGAACCTGGCCCACACCTTGATTGGCGAAACGTTGTCTTGGAAGCCGCTCACGATCACCGCGCCGTTGGCGTCGGCAATGACCGCGTTCGGGTCCATCGTGTACCTGATGTCTTGCCGCACGCCGACCATCAGGTAATTCCAGGCCCCGGTGATCAGGTCCGTGGTGATGCGCGGCCAGGAGGTATAGCTGGCTGGCACCCCGTAGATGGCGGGCCGGGTGGTCTGCTCGACCTGGGTCTCACCCAGCAGCAGGGCTCCCATGTCGTCGCGGACCCCCCGCAGCCTGCCCTTGACGGTGAGGTCTGCCGCGTGGCCGGTGACCGCGAGGCCCTGGCCCTCCACCAGGGACATGCCCTGGTTAATGGCGTCCACCGCGTCCGTGCCGTTGGCTACCACCTGGCTGAACGTGTTGGACACGATGCCCCCGGTCGGGTAGCTGCCAGGGGCACCAGTGCCGAACAGGATGGCGTCGTCCAGCGCCAGGCCGATGGCCTCAGCCAGGCGCGGCCTGACGAACCCCCAGATGTTGACCACCGAGTCCTCTAGGTACTGGTCGGGGATCGCGGACACCGCCGCGACCTCCTCAGCCCTGAGGACCTGGGCCTCCAGCGCCAGCTCAGTGAACGGCTTGCGCCCGCCCGCCGCGTTGACGAATGAGGCCCTGGGCAGGGTCTTGGGAATCGGCAGCTCGTTAATCTGGGTGCCCATCGGCACCAGGTTGGCGAGCTGGAGGACCGTGGAGTATTGGGCAGCCTCTTGGATGATCTGGGCCGCCATCTCGGTGGGGATGACCCCCGAGTAGTCGTAGTTCGGTGGCGCTGGCGGCATAGGAGGCCGCCTCCTCTCGACGTGACGGGTTGGGATTGTCACGCCGCATTTACGCGCCACCTGGCAGGCAGGGGCATCACGCCGCCTGGCTGCCCGGCCTCGGAATCACTCCTCGTGAAGCGCCCGGAGTCGGCTACCGGCTGCCTGGGGCCTCACGCCGCCAGGCATCGGGGTCAGGCTACGCCTGGGGCAGCTCGGGAGTCCAGCCAGCCGCCTGGAGGTCATCGGCCAGATACCCGGCCGTGGTCAGGGTCGGCGGGTCGTTCCCGGTGAACCAGACGCGCACCACTGACCCGGCATGGGCCACCTGGGCGAACAGGTCATCCTGGCTCTTGGGCACCAGGCTGGTGGTCAGCCACGCCCGTTTGCTCCACTTGGCCACCTGCTCGATGAGGGCCGGGGACTGGCAGACGGGGCCGGTCGCGGACACTAGGACCTGCTGGCTGCCATAGGTCGGCGTATACCAGGCACAGCTCAGGGGCCTGGGCGCTGGAGGGGGGCTGGTGCTCGCTGTGGACGTGCCACAGGCCACCAGGACCAGGCCCAGGGCTGGCAGGACCAGGCCCAGGAACGTCAGCCTGAGCGCGTGCAGGACACGGCACAGGGCCGAGCAGTAGACCGACCCTGGGCGGGAGGGGCGGCGCAGGCAGGTCAGGCACAGGACCTCGGGCGGGTCCTCATCAGGGTGGGTGGCCACCCGGCTACCCTAGCGCCGCCTGATCTGCCGGATAAAGTCGTCACCCGTCCCGCCTGGGGGTGCGGGCTCGCGGGGTCCAGGCGGGATGTAGCCAGGGGCAGGCGGCGCGGGGGGCACCACGGCTAGCTGCTCGACCAGGGCCGTGATGGCGGCGGTGTCGGGCTCCCCGTTCTTGCCCAGCAGCTTGGTCAGGTCCAAGGCTGCCAGGGCGGCGTCCGGGTTGGCGATCCTGCCTGCTGCCTTGGCCCTGAACTCGGCAGCAGCCAGCTTGAGGTTGGCCTCCTGGGTGGCCTCGGCGCGGCCTGCTGCCTTGGCCTCGGCCACGGCCCGCTCCTGGTCCGTCATGGCCCCCTGCTGGGCCTTGGCCAGGTCTGCCTCCAGCCGCCTGGCCCGCTTGCGCTCCTCGTCCAGGGCGGCGGTGACCTTGGCCAGGTCCTCGGCGGTGGGTGCCCCGTTGCTGGGGGCTGGAGCTGGAGCTGGAGGAGGAGCTGGAGGAGCTGGAGCTGGAGCTGGAGGAGCTGGAGCTGGCGGCGCGGGGGCTGGGGGTGTGGTCACGGGTCCTCCTGACTAGGCGGCTGCTGGTGCTGGCTGGGGCTCAGGCTGGGGCGGGGGCTGGGGCTCGGGCTCGGGGGCCTCTCCGTTCAGGTCGTGCCACCGCTCAATTTCCTGCTGGGTCGCGCCCCACCGCTCCCACAGGACCTCGCGGGGCACGCCCAGGGTGGCCATCTTGACCAGGGCATCGACTAGCTGCCCCTCGGTCCTGGTCTCGAAGTCGCCCCAGATGACCTCAGCGGAGACATCGGCCGCGGCGGGTGACCCGATGAACTGGAGGGCCAGCCTGATGACCTCCTCCCAGTCCTCCCCCAGGTGGAGCGCCCGCCGCCGCACCTTGGACACCAGGCCCGCCTCAGCCGCCTTGAGGGCATCGGCTGACAGGTTCGCCACGGTGCCCAGCAGGTAGTGAGCGGGCGTCTGGGTGATGGAGGCCAGCAGCTCGACATCTTGTTTCACGGCGTCCAGGTAGCCCTGGAGGTTGGACTCAGCGATGGACCCGAACCGGCCGTCTGGGTTCTCGTTGGTCAGCAGCCGGTTGGCCCCGATCTGGAAGGGCCGGGAGACCTTCGTGGCCTCCTGCCCGTCCTGGGCCTTGATGACCTCGCGGGCCACCTTGATGCCGGTCGCCCAGACCTGCCTGTTAGCGCCGTAGTCCACCGACACCGAGCGGTTAAACAGGGTGGTGTGGACCCGATCCTGAATCGGGATCACCGACAGCAGCTCGGACCTGGGCGGGCCGACCGTGCGGGGCTGGGGGGCCAGCTCGACCATGCCGACCACCCCGGCCGGGTTCGGCTCCACCAGGGGGCGGCTGCGGTTGGTCGCGGGCAGCCAGGTCACGATCTGGTCAGGTGTGATCAGGACCTCCGTGCGGCCTGCTGTGGCCTCATCGGTCCAGCGCTTGTAACCAGCTCGGCGGCGGTGCCTCCTGCCAGGCTCGTACAGGACCGTTGCCTGGAGGGCTGACTCAGGGCTGATGGTCACCCCCACGGGGCTGGACTCATCAGGCTGGACCAGCACGAAGCTGGAGCCCTGGGTCAGGGCATCGGTCTGGAGCATTTCGGCGTCGGCGTCCATCGAGTTGGCCTGCCAGATCGCCCAGGCCGCGCTGGAGTCCTCCTCATTGCCGAACCGGAACCCCGTGACCTGGAGCCGTTCGGCCACCGCGTTGACCACCAGCTCCGCGAGGTTGGCCCTGGCCTCGGCCAGCAGCGCCCGGAAGGTCCGCCGCTCCTCCGTGTCCATCAGGGCGATAATGCCGGATTCGTCGTCGTAGTACGCCTGGTAGCCAGCCGCCACGGCAGCCTGCCGGTCCAGCTTGCGCTGGGCTGCTGCCCTCAGGGCCTCCAGCTCGGTCATGTCCATAGGTCCTCCTCAGAACCCCGCCGCCGCGTAGTCCTCCTCGGGCTGCACGGCCTGGTGCCGCAACGCCCGGTCCAGGGCCATCACGGCGGCAACAACGCTGTCGATCTTGTCGGCCGACCTGGCTTTATCCGGCTTGAGGTTGCCAGCAGGGTCCTGCTTAACGATGAGGTTAGCGGCCTGCCAGCGGACCAGGGGGTTATCCCCGTGCCGGTAGGTCCCCGCAGCGACCAGCCGCAGCAGCTCCCGTGTGGGTGCCGCCATCGTGGCATAGCCCTGACCGACCTGGACCAGCGGGAACCCCTCCTCGATCAGCTCGGAGCTGAGCTGGGTTGCCCCCCACCTGTCGAACGCTATCTCCTCGATCTGGTAGACCTCGGCGTCGGCCCTCAGCGCCACCTTGATTTCGTCATAGTCGATGACGTTGCCCTCGGTGACCTTGAGGAGCCCTGCCTCCTCCCACACGGTGATCTTGCCCCCGGTGCGGCGGTCCAGGTCCCGCACTGCTGCCCTGGGGGCGAAGCACCGCCACAGGACATCATGGCCGCCCGCGCCGTCTGGGAAGTCGAGCGCGTAGCTGGCCAGGTCGGTGGTGCTGGCCAGGTCCAGCCCGCCGTAGCAGGTGCGCCCGGCCAGGCCGACAGCGGTGTGGATCGGGAGGCAGGCATCCCAGGCCAGCATGTCCAGCGCCCGGCCTGCCTGGGGGGTCTGCTGGTTCAGCCGGTACTGCCGGAATGCCCGCTCGGCTGGCAGGTTGCCCAGGGCCTTGAGAAATTCCGACCGGAGGATACGCAGGTCCAGGTAGTCCCCCAGGGCTGGGTTGGCCAGGTGCCAGGTGGCCTCATCGGTCCAGTCAGCCTCTCGGGGCGCGGCGTGGATCACCACCAGCCTGGCCCGGTCCAGCTCGGGGTCCTCCAGCACCCGCTCAGACCAGGCCCGCTCACTGGCCGCGAACCCGCCAGGGTCGTTGTCAGCGGTGGTCACCAGCATCAGGATGGGCTGAGACCTGGCCCCGAACCCGGTCCTGAGCGCGTCGTAGAGGTCCCGCGACGGCTGGGCTAGCAGCTCGTCAATGTACGCGCCGTGCGGGCTCGGCCCCAGGGCTCCCATCGCGTCCCCGGCCACCACCGAGAAAAACGAGGCGGTCTTGTCGTAGCTGATGGTGCGGGCTCCTCGG